CCGGAAACGAAGGCAGTGTACCCGCAGTTGCTCCAGCGCAAGGTTCTCGGCATCAAGGATGTCACCTCCACGACCCTCAAGGCCCTGGTGTACTCCATCCGTCCGAAGATCGCCGAAGGCAGTATCACCGATGCTGAAACCCGCAAGCAGTTCGCTATGGCTAACTGCTCCGCGAAGCCGTCCGCAGCCGGTGTCGTTCTCGGTGTCAAGACCAAGAACTACCTGTGCTGCCCCGTGCTCCACAAGGACGCAATGGTTCTCACGAACGTGGACCTCGCCCGTCCGAAGAAGGTGGAAATGTGCAACACCGTCAACTACAAGAACGTGGTTATCCGCTTCATCGAGGACTACTCGGTGACTACGGACCAGTTCCCCGACCGTCTCGACATGCTCGGCGTGTTTACCGCCCTGCTGCCGGAATGGATCGTTGACGTTGAAGTTCAGTTGACCTAAACGTTCTGCGTAACGACCTTGTGCCCTTCGGAAACTTGTGTACCGAGTTCCTGGAGGGCCTTCCAGTCGATTTCGGGGACGGTTTCGGCCTTTCTACCGGCGCGGGAAACACTTTCCGCGCCTTTTACTAGTTTTTCCCAGCGCTTGCTGACGTAGTAAAGCGTATGCAGCCGTATGTACTTGACGTATGGCACCCACGGACCCTTTTCGGGATTCCACGTCCGAAGCGTCTTTACCATTTCGATGTAGAAGTCATTGGAGTAATCTTCCATTGACACTCCCATAATGTTCTGCTTCGGGAGTCCGTTGAAGCAGTACAGTGAGATTGAGCACAAAGTCAACGCCTCGTACTGTTCCTGCGGTGTCATTGGGACCTTGAACAGGTCAATCTTCCTTACGGTCTCTTTTACCTTTATCGGAAGCGTAGAGCCTAGTTCCCAGAGTTCCTCTTTGGAGATTTGCTCCCTCTTTCTGGTAGCCATAGAATAAAAGTAGTATGTGCTACCGTCGTACTTTTTCCAGTTGCGCCTATTATGGATAATTCCCTTCATCGGGAACCTCTCTTGATAGGCAACGGTTACACTACTTAACGAAATATAAACAAAAATTTCACTTTTTCCAAACGCTGTATTATTAAGGGCGTAAAATTTAACGGAAAATCAAGATGGGCAACACTGTAAGAGATTTGATTCGCGACGCTTACATCCGTTCCACGGTACGTGGCCTGGGCGATACACCGGACGACCTCGAAACTCGGGACGCCCTTTCCATGCTCAACGAGATTCTCGACGTTATGGTGCAGAAGGAGGATTTTAGCACCGGAAATTCCGCTATCGTGCTGGATGTTCCTACGCGTGGATTCGTGACATTTTCGTGCAATCCCCATAGGGTATTTTCCGCAATTTCGGATTCTAGCGGAGTTCACTGCACATGTGGCGACTCTCACGACCTGAACGTGGGTGACTCCATCGACGTTCGTATCGGAGGCCACGACTACACTGTTTCCGTATCTTCAGTCACGTCGCACATCGCCTTCGATCTTCCGGTAAACAACGAACTTTCGGGCGCCTATACGGGTTCTTTCAAGCTCACGTCCGAACCCGAAGATTACATCATCGACATGATTACCCCTCCGCCCGTAAACATCTTCCAGGTTGTAGGTTCCGGAATCGGACAAATGGCAGAATGCCAGCAGCAGAATTTCTACTCGGCGGAACACGTCGGTAGATGGTGGTGGTACGACAAGGGCAAGACACCGTACCCGCGTCTATGGGTATCGGGAGCGAACCGTGTAATGGTGGTATTCCCGAAACCGACATTCAAGGACGTTACGCTTGACACGGACCTTACGTCGATGGACTCCTCGGCATTGAGTGCCATCAAGTATCGCCTCGCTGCCGAAATTGCTGCGAGCGCAGGTTATCAGTCGGTCGAGCAGAGCCTTCTTGCAAGGTACAAGAACGCGTACGGAACGTTTGTTCGCAGCAGGTCGCAGAGCGCCACACCTATTCCGGACTGGAGCGCACCCGGCTACGTGAACAGCCTACACTACGACATCTTTACGGATGGTGGTGGACATGCAACTTTCTAATTTCGATGCCATAGTAGGCCCTGCCTATTCCTACCCTAGCAAGCCGGTTGATTGCCAGGAGTGCATTAACTTTGAGTGCTTGAAGGTAGGTAGCGGTAATTCGCCGTACAAGCACATGCTCGTAGGCACAGCCGGCACGAAAAAGATTAAATTCAAGATTTCGGGAACATCCGAAATTCTTGAGAACCTTCCCACCGTAAATCCGGACGCGATAAGCCGCATAAGGGGAATCCACCAGTGTTCCGTACCTTTCATGGGTGATTCCTTGAACGGTGTAGTAGTGGTCGGTTCGGATGCGGTGTGGAAGGTGGAACCTCCGAACGCCGATTTTGTGTGCGAGATTTCAAGACTCGGTGTGATTAGCGAAGGCGACTCGCAGGTGTCAATTATTGACGCAGGCGGCGAGAGTGGAAGCAATATCCCTCAAAAGATTGTCATTGCGGACGGCACTACGATGTACTCCGTGAACATGGACACCAGGGAATTCAATTCGCTCGGAAACGTTGTCCCGCAAAGACCGTCCAAACTTGCCTACCTCGACGCGAGAGTGTTTATGTGCGGGCGTCGTTCGGACGACAACGCGCTTTCGCAGCGCGTGTACTGGTCCGCGATAAACAAGCCGGACGAATGGGCGCAGCTTGATTTCGTGAGCGCTTCTATGGTAAGCGACCCAGTTTTGGCGATTGCTGTTGCGGGCAACTATCTTTGGATGATAGGTTCGGAAACATACGAGCTTTGGCAGACTACATCTTCCTCGGGAACGCTGTACTCACCCATCCGCAAGGTAAACGGCGTTGCATCCGGTGTGGGAACTATCAACGGCGACTCGGTAGCCTCCATTGCATCTAGCGTTTTCTTTGTTGGCGGCGGGGAAACCGGAAGGCTCCGCATCTACGAAGGCTCCTCGAACGGAACTATCTCCGTAATCAGTACGGACGCGATGAGCCAGGAATTCGCTACCTACGGGACACTCGAAGATGCCGTTGGCATGTGCTGGAGCGACGATGGGCAGGTGTACTACTCGGTAACGTTCCCGTCGCAGGATGTTACGTGGGTGTATAACGTCGGGAACAGGTATTGGCACAAGCGGTCCAGCCGTAAGGAAACCATCGACCATAGATGGAACATTACGTGTATTTCTCCTGCATTCAGTATGGTAATTGGAGCGAACGGGCTTACGGGAGAACTCTATCACGTAAGCACGCACTACAATGACGATGACGGCGAGGCTATCGTGAGAAAACGCGTCGCACCTCACCTACGTTCAAACGGGAAAAGTATAAGGCATATTAGCCTGGAACTTGACCTTGAGTGTGGCAACGCCCTCCCCTACGGACAAGGAAGCGACCCGCAGATTATGCTTTGCGCTCTTGATGGCGCCGGCAGGATTCGTCGCGAACCTCGGTGGAAGTCTAGCGGCACGATGGGGCAATATAGAAGGCGAGTGAAGTGGAACAGGCTTGGCACTGCCGTTGACCGATGCTACGAGATTTGCGTGAGCGACCCCGTAAGGTGGACTATTTACGGAGCCACGATCGAAACTGAAGAAGGTGTTGGAGGCAGGTAATGGATAGGCAGACTTTACAAAAACTATCCGAAAACTACGTGCAGTCGATGCCTCGCGCACCGCAGTTTTTCCGTGACGGCGGCTTGAATCCCGATTGGAACCCGTGGATGAACTCGTTTGATACGTGGATGAACCAGGCGCAGACTCCGGTTGAGATTGCAGAAAACCTGTACGCGGTAAGGACCGGAAGCGTAGTGACTGTTACGGGCATTGTAAAGGCGGGTTCGGTAGTCGAAGGGCTTGCGCCTGCCGTTACGTTCGTACATGAAGGTGTGAAATTTAACAGCGATGGAACTATTACCGGCGGTAGCGAGGACAAGTCGCTTTCCGTCACGTTTATTTCAAGGAGATAGACTATGGGAGCCTTGATTGCAGGAATAGCGGTAAGTACACTAGTGTCGGCCATTAGTGGCGAGATGGGTGCGCAGGCGCAAAAGGAAGCCTACGAGAAGATAGCAAACGCAAGCGAAGCGGAGCGCCTTGAATTCCAGAAGGCGTACGAAGAATCGTTTGGACCTGGAACTTACAACGCAAGAATGCAGGAACTAGGCAGGCAGGCAGGCCAGCAATATTACGACATGGTAAACGACGCTGCCGCGTGGGACCGCTACATTAACGGCGAGAAGGCTTACGTCGCTCCGCAGGATTTTAGGTTTACCGAAAAGCAGTTTACCGACGACCCGTCGTATAGGGTTCGTCTTGGCGAAGGTTTGGCGGCGTTAGACCAGAGTAACGTAGCGAACGGACTGAACCTTTCGGGAGCGGCGCAGAGGGCCACGAACGACTACGCACAGGAACAAGCAAGCAAGGAATTTAGCAACGCGTACAACCGTGCCTTCCAACGCTATACCGATGACCGCAATTTCGACTTCAACGCGTGGAAAACGGAGGCGGACCGCTATTACGCGAACCTTCAGGCGCAGCTTGCAGGACTTGGCAACGTAAGTAACCAGGGTCTTGTGGCGAACAACCAGCAGACCGGAGCGCGAATGAACCTCGCGAACCAGAACGCGTCTGCAATTCAGCAGCAGAACCAGGCGCAGGCGGCAGCCGATATGGCAGGAACCCAAAGCGTGACCGCCGTTCTCGACTCCATTGCGAAGGGCATCAACACGGGCGCAGGACTTTACGCATCGCAGGACGGGGCTATGCCTTCTTCGACAACTCCTACCGCATCAACACCTGTAAACACTACTCCCGTAGCGCAGCAGACGTTAAATCAGGGTTTGAACAACGGCGGACAGGATTTTGCTAGCCTATTCCTTGCCGGATGGAACCCCGCCATCCAAACTCCGAATACGGGCAACTTGATAGGAGCTTGATATGTCCGGAACGATGATTGACTTTTCGAAGATTGCGGCGGACGCACGAAAAAACTCCGACCTTCTTACCATGCCGGAATTTAACCTCGGTATGGGCGCTTATAGAAGGCCGGTTACGGCTTCTGCTGTTCCGTATTCCGATACTCCGCTTGGACCAGGGAATCCTGGCCAGGTGGCCGCGATGAATACGGAATATCAGGACCTTAATGCAAGATACAACCTCGGGCA